CCCACCAAAGAGAGAACAGGTTGAAGCATTTATGTCTAATGTAGGGGAAGTGTCCCCTTGCCCTACACTATACAAACTTTATGTTACGCCGTTTGCTATTTTCATTCGTGCAGCACTCATAAAATAAAAAAACACCGCCTTACCGGACGACATCCGATAGGGCGGTGTTGCATTAGAATAAAGTAAAATTTGCGACAAGTACAATATACCATTCTTTTTATGATTTGTCAATAAAATTGCTTGTCGAATTTTGTCGATGAAAATTATAGCTTTTCGTCCAACGAAGCCACATGCTTCAAAATCTGCTGCAGCGTAGATTCTTCGGTGTCTGGTTCAGGTGTTGGCTCTGGTTGAGTTGGTTGCGTTGCTTTTGCAAATCCATTCAAACCAGCAGCCTTAATAATGGATGGGTAATCGGTATAACAATAATCCATATCACACTCACCAACAATGCCAGGAATACTTTTTTGTCCAATAATATCATGCTCTGTGCTGCCGGCTACATTATACTGCCAGATGCCGTATGGATTTTGATAGGTGCATTTGCTTGCATACTGAGCACACCAGATAGTGTATCGACTTTTAACACTGTCTGAAAGGTAATTATCTAAGTAGTACGTGCTGCAATACAGTCCGGCAAAATATCCAGCCTGTTCCAGCGTGTTCAAAAATGCATCTACTATTGCAGAGCAAGCAGCTTTGCCTAATGCAAATTGTTTTTCGTTCTCCAAATCCATATAAACCGGATACTCAAACGACTTTCCTTTGATAGTCTGTAAAAATACCTGTGCTTCCCGTTTTGCTTCGTCCGCCGACATCGCATAGCTAAACCAGTACGCCCCGCAGGGGATACCCAGACGCTTACAAGCGGCATAGTTACGGTTAAATTGTGCATCAACTTGGTTTGCCTCTTTACCGTAGCCTGCTCGCAGAATCGCAAAGTCAACCAGTCCGGATGCTTTTGCAGCGTCCCAGTCAACCTCGTTTTGACAGTACGATACATCAATCCCTTTTAAAATGCTCGTTGTTTCGGTGGTTTTTTTGATGCCAAAATACTTGTAAAAATCCTCTGTAACTGTGCCATTGCCCTTTGTTTCATCGCCATACCATCTGCCGGACGTTCGCACGTCCAAATGTGTGTACTGATAACTACTTGTAATGTTAGCGATTCCAGTAAAGCCTAAATCCTGAGCCTTGCAGCATACCGTTTTGCTGCTGATTGGCTGCCCGTCCTGCCCGTAACAGCAGACATCCGCAGCAGTGCCTTTGGTATGCTGACCGCTGCTCGTGCCGCCTACAGCTTTATCGTGCTCTGGGCAGCGGTATCCACTTGTCACAATGATTTTAGAACAACCTAAAGCGATGTATAGTTCTTCTAATTTCTGTATCAATTCGTCAGAAATCAGGATGTCATGAGATTGACCACACTTACACTTAAATTCCTGCACATTGAAATGAGCAGATAACTGTGTACGATCATTGCTTGCATATGTTTTTACTGCCATATCAGCACTCCTTTACAACAAAGTTTTCCCGCTTTTTGTAAGCATCTACATATGCCTCCTCCTTGTCACCATTGTATGTAATTTCGTAGTACATGCCATCTGATATAGTTGTGCTCAGCAGTGCTTTGTTGTTTTGCAAGGTTTTGCAACTCCATACCACGAATACGTCTTTCGCTGAAATAACAATACTGTCCGTCTTGTCAATATGATTATTGGTATAGTCAGCTACAATCTGCTTGCACCAATTCAAAAATTTATCATTTCCCATAATAATAAAACCCCCATCATTTCTCTTTCTTCTGGAGCAGTTCCACTGCATTCTTCAACGCTACTGGCAATGGCACGCCCAGCAGTCCTGCATTTTCAATAATGGAAAGTAATTCGTTGCAGCAAAACCCAATACAAACAGCATCTCTTACATACGATGTCCCCAGCATAACATCCAGTCGAACTGCCACAACAACCAGCAGCAGCACTACACCTTTCTTTAAAAGCCCCTTCCAGCCAACTTTGCTGGATAGTCCCCCCGTGCTGCTTTTAGGGGATTTTCCACACCATCCAACCGCCAATCCCGTGGCATAATCTACAATCATGAAAATCAGCAAGGTCATCATCGCCGCATCCCAGCCGCCAAACAGCCCGGCAATCAGACCGCCGACCGTTCCGGCTGCTGCACAAATCCATTCTTTCATTTGGTTTCCTCCGTTTTCGTTTCATAGTCGCCGGAAAGCAGCACTAACATTTCCGGGGTCAAATCTCCACTTGCAAAAATCTGATACTGTCCGTTTTCCAGCTGCACCGCCTGAATTTTTGCGTTACCCCAGCCTGTTCTTTGGATGGCTTTTCCTGCTTTCAGCTGTTCCATTGCTTCAATAATATTCATTGTATTTTTCCCTCCTTACAAAATTGTGATAGATTGAATCAGCGGATGGCTGTTATTGCTCCGCCCGACCCACACCAAATAATAAGTACCTGCTGCTACGCCCTCGCAGGGTGTCAGCGTTGTGATATAGTCCGCACTATAGAGCCACTGCAAGGGCAAATCTGTATAACTTCCCTCTGTTTGTGCCTTTGCGAGAATGTCCGCAGCCGTTCCGGTGTCGGATTGTACCAAGCGTAAAATGCCAACCTCGGTACTGCCAGCAAGGAAACGGATTGCAATTTGCGTGGATGCTGTCACGCTGATCGGCAGCGTGCAACAGGTATAGCAGCTATAATCCCATCCAAAAACGGTTGTTCCATAGTTCAGGGCGTAGTTGTTCTTCGTACTACAGAAATCCGCATGCAGAGCGGTAAAGTCCGCCACGCTATAAATCGTATCATTGTAAAGCAAAGATACAGCATCCCGATGGGCTGCGTCATATAACACGGTTGTAGTTGGGGATTCACCGCCAGTGTACGTTCCGGTAATACCCAGCACAGTAATACCATCCGCAATTTGTTCTGGTTGCAACTGAATAACTCCAGCAATTGCATTATATTTCATCTCATTTATAAGTATTGTGTTGCTGTTTACATATCCAGATTCTTTGAATCGCATTTCATAATCAATTTGTTGCTTTGCGACATTGTTGGTATAATGGGCAGAATTTTGCTGGATGGTTTCCAGTGTTTCAATCATTCCGGTCAACTTTTCACCATTTGCATAGGCAGTTTTTCCAGAGAGCAGGTCGTCTGCTGTTGCCGTTGCATCGCTGGTATCTGTCCCACTGGATGGAATTTGCAGCACCTTCGGAACTAATGTATTCAGCTTTTCTGTTTTTTCGGATGCCACACCTTTTTCCGTGAGATTCGCTGCAAGCTGTTTTCGTTGCTGATCTAAAGCGGTCAGATAGTCTGCAATCGTTGTCATGCTTTCACCTCCACAATCGCCGCTAATGCTGTTTGGATGTCACCAATTTGCTGCACAGCGGATTCCCAAGATGTAAATTTTGCGGCAGTGATTCTATCCAGCGTGGATTTATTTGTATGCGTGTGGGCGGATTCAATCGCTTGTGCAACCTCTGTTTTCTTTACATAATCTGAGAGGTCGACAGGTGTTCCGCTGCCGTTTTGAATCTTTGCTGTCGTTGTGCCGTTTTTGTCTGTAGCGGTAATGGTTGCCCCTGTGCTGGTTTCCGTTACGGTTACCGTTGGAGAGAATCCATCTGCCCCATCTTTTCCATCCGTTCCATTCACGCCATCTTTTCCGGGCGTTCCAGTATCGCCTTTTTCACCTTTTTCACCTTGGATGCCCTGCAAGCCCTGTTCTCCAGTATCGCCTTTCTCGCCCTGAATGCCTTGGATACCTTGCTCTCCGGCGTCTCCCTTCTCGCCCTTCAAGCTTGACAGCCATTCGGCTTCCGTGCCAGTATAACCGTTCTCAACAGCGATTTCATAGGCGGATGCTCCGTCCGCCCCATCGTGTACCGAAGCAATCTTTTCATCAATTTTTGCAATCAATTGCTGATACAAGTCCGGTGTTGGTGGGACAACTTCAGAACCAGAACTGCTGAATCCAGATTGCTCAATCCGCAGCTTAATAGGAGCTGTCGTTGCTCGCAGAGCCGTTTCATCGTCTGGAACATAGCCAAACAGGCTCATTTCTGCACAGCCGGCTTGCAATTCTGACGGCATTTTGCAGGAATAGCCGTCTACACCAAGCGAGATATTATAGGTATTTTCATCCTGCATAAATTGTACAACCTTATACAAGCCTTCCCATTCATTGTCAAACACGAATCGAAAGGATACAAAGGCAATCTGCCCATCTGCCAATTTGTCCCGCTCGATGCAATCAATCTGCTGCTTTTTTACCAAGAATTTCATCATCCGTTTTTCACCTCGTTCCACACATTATTTTCAGGATCATATTCCAAATAGCCGTCTACACACTGGATCTTTTTCAGATAATTGTTGTAGGAATGTTCTCCGGAGGACATCCAGTTGACCGGTTTGGTAATGGCGTTCCACTGAGCGATCGTTCCTTCATATGTGATGGCTGTTAGACTTTCACAGTATGTCAGCATATTTTCCCCAAAGGTTCTGCAATTCGCAGAAATGGTAAGGCTGGACAATGATGTACATCTTGTAAACGCAAAAGCACCAATGGAATCACACGCAACACGAGCAGTCTTCAGCTTTGCACAGCCGCTAAAAGCATACTTTCCCCACGTTTTCACGCTGGCTGGCACAGTGACTTCTGCAATGGCGGTGTGATAAAAGGCATATGACTGGATCGCAGTAACTGCCTGCGGAATGGTAACAGAAGTCAGACCGGCGGTATAGCCGATTGCAGCATCTTCCTGTGCAAAAGCAGAATCACCAATGCTGGTCAGTGTAGCTGGAAGAGATACCGTTTCTGCATTGGCACAATGATAGAACAGGCGGTCACCCAGACCAGTAATGCCATTGCTGAGTACAATTTTTTTGATCTGGCCATTTTGATAGAACACAGAATCATGAAAGGTATAATCGTAGGTTGCACCCGTGCCATACAAAGCCGCTTCTCCGTCATCGCAAATTGTATAATACACATCGTTGCCGCATTTTCCATACTGCAAAATGGTTCTGCCGGAAGCCTGTTCCAATCTGGCTTTGATTCTGTCGAGTTGGTCTTTTCTGGATTGCAATGTATTTTCCATATTTTGTATGGATACTTTTAGAAGAGATAATTTTGAATTTTTCAGGCTTCCTTGAATGGTATTTGGCTCTTCCGGAAGATTCTGCAATTTTTCCAGAGCAAGAGCAATATTTTCTCGCACATTCGTACCCCAAAGATTGTTTTGAATTTCCTGTAATTCGGTTGTAATTGCAATATCTGCCATTAAGCATGCACCACCCACTTATTTGCAATTTTTTGCAATGCAGAACACTGTTCTTCAAGTTCTTTCATTTTATCGTTCAACGCCGTTTGGGCATCATAAACTTCTTGGATTGCTGTATTTGTTTCTGTAATTTTGGTTTCCATTGCAGCAACCGATTCGTTTGCGGCGGTGACATCATCGCTGGATGCTGCCTTGCCTGCCAGCGTTCCCATGCCGCTTGCAATGTTGGTTCGTAGCTCTGAACCACTGCTGGTTTCTCGAATGACTGCAATATTACTGGAAATATCAATCATAGAATCGCTCCTTTACGTTGCATAACGTTTTGCTGCTCCCTGCAATCGTCCTAAATCTGTATCCATATAGGGTGCGATGCCTTTCGAAACGGCTTTTCCATCCAGGTTGACAGTGCTATTCACAGACACCCCTTGCATAGCGGATGCAATGCCTGTAATCAGGCGGTCATAATCGATGAAAACAACCTGCGAAGCATCGGCTCGTGCGGCTTCCTGTGCATATTTTTTGCTAATGTCATGCGGAATAACTTGCGAACCATTCGGCAGGTTGACAAGTTCCCCTCGTCCACCTTCGTTCATGATAGCAAAGCCGCCTGACCAATCGTCAGTACCATGTGCCAGATAATCGACATATCCAATGGATACGCCTGGGATGGCGTTGATAATATCAATTGCAAAATTCAAGCCATCGATGAAATTATTGATTAAGCTTTTTGCTCCGCTGATTAAATTGTCAAAAGCCGTTCCAATGCCGTCAAATATGCCACCGACAAAGTCAGATAAGCCGTTCCAGAGGTTTTCAATGCTGTCCAGAACGTTTTCAAAAATACCCTTTACCGTATCCATGACACTTCGGATTTTATCAGCAATGCTGTCAAAAATACCGGAAATCGTCTCTTTTAAGTTGGAAAAGAAACCGGAGACGGCATCGACGACATTGGAAATGATTTCTTTTGCAGCTTCTACTTTTTCGGAAATCCAGTCTTTAATTGCAGAAACAATGTTTTGAATCGTTTCTTTGAGGCTTTCAAATAGGGCAGAAACAATTGCAATTGCCAAATCAATTTTCTCTTTGGTCTCTTCTACAGTATTTACAATCCAATCTTTTACAGTTACAACTGCATTTCCAATCCATTCGATTGCAGATTGAATCCACTCCACAATAGAAAGTGCTGCTTTCAAAATCCATTCTACGATTGGCGTCAATGCTGTTATGAGGTCGCTGACAAATTGCAGAACCCAATTGATGATAGGCGTTATGATGGGAAGTAAAGCATTCACAACTTCCATTACCACTTCAATAATTTTCCCAATGATTGGAATGAGATTTTCTGCGATAACGCCCACAATCTTTGTAACAGCTGTCATCAGGGTTTCAATCGTAGGGGAAATTGCTTGAAACAGCTCACCGAGCTTTGTTCCAAACTCTTGAAACAGCGGTTTTAACGTATCGATTACCGTTTGTATAGCAGGCAAAATTCCAGAAAAAACATCGGAAACGGTATTCCGAAAATCTTCACTGGTTGTATAGCAATAAATAAATCCGGCTGCTAAAGCTGCAATTGCTGCTACAACAAGGAAAACTGGCGTAGACAATCCACCAAGAACAGCAGAAAGTTTAGAAAGCATTCCAAAGCCGCTGCTTAAAGTGGAAGCAACTTTCCCGATTCCGGAAATTGCTGTGCCGACAGCAGAAACTGCCTTTCCGGCAACCATCAAAGAAGGACCAACTGCCGCTGCTGCCGCTGCAATTTTCCCGAATGGTACGCCGGCATCTTGTAGCTCTTGAAATTTCTGCCAAAGGTCATCCACCTTATCCACGACTTTGCCTATCGTTGTCTGTACTGTTGTAACGTTTTCAGAAATAGGGCTGAACAGCTCTGGCTGCGTTAACTCTTGCAGCTTTCCAATAATGGCATCTACCACGCCAGTGATTCCGTTTTCATTGAACCCAGCGGTCATGTCTGCAAATAAATCTGAAATTGTATTTGCCGCCGTTTGAATCATCGGAAGTAAAGCAGTCCCAATGGTAATTTGAAAAGATTCAATCGCACCCTGCATATTCTCAATTGCACCGCCAACGCCATCTTTCATCTTTGCCGCTGCTTCTTCCGATGCACCGTCACAATTTTTCAGGCTATCTGTCATTTTGTCAATCGTTCCCGGCGTTGCGTTCATCATTGCTTGCAGTCCGGAAAGAGATTCTGTGCCAAACATCGTTGCGAGTGCCTGTTCTTTTTCTTCATCGGTCAAATCCGCAGTGGCTGTCTGTAAATCAGATACAATCGTACTAATGGATTTCATTTTGCCTTCGGAATCGTAAAAAGAAATACCGAGCTGCTCCATCGCTTCTCGTGCTTCGTCTGTTGGTTTGGACATAGAAACAAACATTGCACGCAAGGTTGTACCGGCTTGAGAACCTTCTAACCCAGCATCTGTCATAACACCGGTTGCGGCTGCTAATTCCTCCATGCTAATTCCCAAAGAAGATGCTAACGGTGCAGCATATTTGAACGCATATTGCAAGTCGGATACGCCAGCGGCAGATTGATTCGCAGACTGTGCCAACACATCTGCTACATGGGTCGCATCACCAGCACTGTCTCCAAATGCGTTCATTGCGTTGGAAACAGTATCCGCTACCAAAGACAAATCTTCTCCAGAAGCTTCCGCAGCAGAGATAATCCCAGGCATATCAGCGATAATCTGGTTTGCATCGCTGCCCTTTGCTGCCATTTCTGTCATGGCTTCTGCTACTTCGGAGCTGGAAAGTGAAGTGCTTGCACCCAGTTCCAATGCAGATCCCCGAAGGGCTTGCAGTTCTTCATCCGTTGAACTGGAAATTGCTCCAACTTTTCGCATTTGCGTGTCAAAGTCAATCGCAGAATCCGTTGCTTTTTTTAGTCCAACTGTTGCCAATCCAGCGGCTGCCGTTTCTACGGCGGTAATTTTTCCGCCAAGGCTGCTCAGATTATCTCCAGCCGATTGCAATCCGCTGCCAATGGATTCTGCCGATTTTCCAACAGATTCCAACGCCTTACTTGCCTTATCGGAAAGGTCAGAGATGGTATTTAATGTGCTTTTGGCAGTAGAAACAATGCTTTTTATCGCATCAGGGACTTTAGAAGCCGCTGATTGAATTGCAGAAAATGCGGATTGGAACACGTGTTCTACAGTTCCGGCTACCGCAGATGCAAACGGCTTAATGGCGTTAATTTCTGCTGAAATAGTCTGGAATGCCTTGGATTCAGAAACCGTTCGCTGAATGGAATTTTTGAGAGCTTCTATTCCCGTTTTCGCCTTTTCTGCTGTTGAAGATAAGATTCCAAGAGCCTTATCTTTTGCCGCTTCTGCTAGTGACTTCATCTGAGATGCAGCAGACTGAATTGGCGAAATCAGCTCTTTCATTTTCGTTTCCAGATTTTGCAAAGCAGTTCCGGCAGCACTGTTTTGGAATGCTTGCATCATCTGCTCTATTTGCGTTTTTATTTTTTGAATAGTAGGAGATGCTGCTGTCCATTGTTGAAATCCATCAGCAAGAGCGGCAATATCTTCCTTTGCGGATGCTGCTGCCGTTTTCACAGGTTGCATGCTGCTGCTAAGCTTTTCTGCCATGCTTTCCGCTTTTTTTGTTACGGTATTGATATTGCTTACAAAACCTTTGATGTCCGCTGTAATTTTCGCAGACAGCGTATAATCTGCCATACACTCACCCCCTCGCTACTATTTTTGCAATCGAATCCAAAGAGCCGTTCAGTGTTACCTTGCACTGCGCTGGGTCATCCAGATGGATTTCCAATTCTTCAATCGTCATCCGTTCGTCAATCCCAAGTGGCGTATAAACCACTTCCACTTGAAAACCAGCCTGCAAGCACTCCACACCATCTTCCACTAGTCCCAAATCTACTGCGGATACGGAAAAAGTTGCTTTGGGTTCTTCCAACGCCAGTACATGGGCAACCACGGCTTCTCGTTTGGTATATTTATCTGGGTTATTCTCGCTAAACGAGAAGTTCACTTTTCGGACAATTGGTCCGTATTTGTTCAGCAAATATTGATTGAAAGCTCGTGATGCTGGATATTCACGATTTGACATATAATAATCTCCGAACTTCCCGCCGGTGAACCAAACAACGAGATTGCTCGGTGTAATTTCCGTATCATTTCCACCATAAAAACTGAATGCTGCGTATGGCTTTATATCTATTTTTCGGTTGCCATCACTATCGAAGTCGGATTCCGTCACCTCTGGATAAATCATTGTTTCCGTAGCGTCCGATTCTCCAGTAGTGTTATCCGCATTAGAACTCGACACTGGAACAATTCCAGTATAAAAATCTTCTGCTATATAAGAAGAAGAAACATCTGTGATATTGCCGCCAAGTTCCAGCTTTTGTGTCTTAATTGTATGATTGCTTGGGTCTCGATAAGCGTACCGAATGCAGCCAGTGTGCAGAACGTCTGTCAGTGGTTCTTTTTGCGTGTATGGGTCTACAACTTCTGCTTGAAAATTGCCGCCAAAATAGTCGATAATTCGAGACTGTAATAGCTCCATTGCTGTTTCTGCTTGTGTCCAATATCGTACAAAAGAAATGTTGTCTATGTAGTCAAATCCGTTGCCATCTGGTTTCAAAACTTTTGTTTTGCAGGCAGAATCTTCATAGACCACGCTACTCAGATAATATCCGTTATTGTAGTCCACCTGCGGGACGCAAACTTTAGCACCTTCTGGAATTTTCGTTTCTTTGTAGAGAATTTTTTTGCCGTCATAGCTGTACCATGTTCCGTTTCGGAACACGGTGCTTGCGTCTGTGTTTGCATCTACTGCTGCTGTATAGCATTGATAATCCGTCCAGAGGGAGAATACAAGAAAATTGATAAAATCTGGGATACTGTTATAAATAGAGGGATATGGCTTTGCAACGCATACCGTATCATTTAGCATTCCCAGAACGCCTTCGCAGGTGTATGTTCGATTCCCATACAAATCTCGCTCTACTTGTGTCGGTCGTCCAACCCATATCACATTTTCACCCACAGTGTCTTCATCGTGCCGCCGCACATTATCAGATACGACAGTAACCCAGCACTGTAAAACCTGTAGTACTCGTTCATCGTCTACTGGGATGGTAAAAGTAAATTTGCCTGCTTTGGTTGCACTCGTTTTCAAAACCGCATCTTTCAGAAAATAGCCATTCTTCGGGTCAAACAGTGGCAATCTCGGAATAATTCCGTCCCTGCAATTTTCAAATGGAAAGTAATAGGCTGTATACATTATAACAACCTCCTGCATCTGCATAGAATTGCAATTTGGCTTCCGGCAGTGCCTCCGGTGATTGTAACCGTCACGCTGCTGTTGTGCTGTAAATAAGAGCTGATAGAAAACACCGCTTTCCCGTTTGCTTCTTCGATTTCTTTAGCAGTTCCGTTGATGGTTACCGTGCAAGGAAATTCTGCAATGACTGTAACCTCTCCATAAAGTCCACCAACCCTGCCATTCGGAGCATACAGTGTTTCTGTAATTTCTCCAGATTCGCTCAGTGTCAGTGCATCCGGAAGGCTTCCGGAAAAATCGGTCGCATCCCAAAGGAATCCCTTTTGCAATGGAAAATTATCATAGCAATACGGCTCTATATCGGCGGAAATGGTGAAAACAGCATGCTTGGCATCTTCCATGGTGGAATCTACGGTGCAGCGTCCACGATAGGCATAGCTGGAATTGCTGTCTGCAACAATGGTACAAACTTGCCCGTGCAACTCTTGCCGGACGTTTTGATAGAGCTTGTGCCATTCTGCCATCGTACAAGCTGCCACAAATGTTGCAGATAGCGTTGCATTCTTGTAAACCGGAGAGCCAGTCAAAGCTTCAGAATAATCCAGTAACCCGTTTCGCCCTGGAATATCTACGGTAAATGTTTCTACTTCTGGGGCAGTGGCAGAAAAATCCGTCCAATATAGCCCCAATCCATAGCCACCATTGGTTCTTCCAGTGTAGATGCCAACGTTCGCTTCTGCATAAGGCTGTTCTGCACTGATATATTGTAATTGATGGGATTGAATCCACCGAATTCCGGTTTTTCGTTCCTCGATACCATAAAACTCCAATCACGACACCTTCTTTCGTTTCCGCCCGTTTGCTTTGTAAATCGCTTCTACCCATGCCGTTCCTTGTGCTGCATCGGCTTCCAGAACCTGCTGCACGAGCTGTTGCTGTCGTTCTTTGTTGGTATGCTTCGGCTGCTTTTTCCAGAGCTTCTGCGGCTTTTTACCCTTTTTCCGGAACGCATTGGAAACTGCATTTAGAACCGCACCTGCCAAAAGGTTGGTATCTGCTACGACTTTGTTTTCATACGCTTTTAAAATCAACGCCCGTTCCGTTTCGGTCAGGGCGTTGTAATCTGCTTTGGAATAGCCGAATTGTACCGCAAAAAAAGCGAAATCTTGGCTTTTTCGGAACTGTTCCGCTTCTAGGTCAGGCTTTTCTTTACTGGTCGGAAAATATTCCCATTCCACCAGCCTTACCGGAATAAAAAACCGCAGTCCTCCTGAATCTGTTCCAGCGTTGCTGTAAACAGTGTACCATATCCAACATCCTGTACCTGCTGCTGGGCAAATTCCAGAGCCTTCTTGATAGGAGCATAGTCCCCTCGGTCATCTGACAAGCCGTAAGCAAACAGCGTGCAGAGTTCGGAAATGGTTGGATATTTTCCATTTGTGATGGAAACCATCACGCCAGTAATGGCATTTCCAAGTATCTTTTCCAACTGCTCCATTCTGCCGATGGTGTAATGCAAGTGATATTCTTTGTCTTTGATAAAATAGGTTTGCATAAGTTCCTCCTTATTCCGTTGTCAAATCTTCCGGCATATCCGTTACTTTTGCGGCATCTTCCGTGGAGAGATTTGTTAAGTCTGTTAAAGCCCCGTTGCCAGAAAAGCTCAAAGAATAGGTCATGCTGTCATCATACGGAGCTTCCAAGGAATAGTCCGTAATGCAAGCCAGACCGCCAAACAGCGGCTTTTTTTCCTTGGCATCAATGACCTTCAAGCAGACCATATCGCCGTTCTCAAAATATTGCCCAAGCAGCTTGTGCGATTCTGCATTCAGAATATAAATGCCATCGTTGTCAATCGACCATTCTTTCATGCCTGGAATTTGCTTTTTCCAGCCCCCAGTCGTATCCTTGCTGGACACTTCCACCGTGTCAGCACTGCGGTTAATGGTCAAATTCTGCTGCCCTGAAATTGCAAGCAGCTTAGAACCGTCTGCGTTGTAGATGCAAAGCAGAATGTCCTTCCCGGCTTTTGCCGCATCTTCTGAAAAATCACAATAAAAATTGTTATCATAACTTGGCATCGTATTTCCTCCTAAATCTTACATTTCAATCCATAGCTCACCATGATTTCATAGGAAATCACAGCATGATATTCGTTTGTTTCGTCCTGCTGCAAAGACTGCACACCGGTTTCTGTTTGCAGCACCAGTGTAATTCCGTCCGGAAGCATGATGGATTCCGTCAACGATTCTTCTACCGACTGTATCATGCTGTAAATTTCTGTTCTGGCATCGCTCGGTGTTGCAATCGCATGAATCTGTACGGTAAAAATTTCCTTGAACATCGTTTTACTGGAAGCATCCCGTTTTCCGACCATCTCTACAAATAGAAATGGAGAAGGGGTGTCCTTCTCCACAGCATCATAACAAGCATAACCGGTATTTTTCCGGAGATTTTGCAGCACAGCAGCGGCAATCTCCGCAAAGCCGGCTTTTCGCAGCATCATTCTGACCTCAGTCCTCCTTTAGCTCATCTTTTAGCATCTGTTCAAATTGAGGGCGAACGGCTTCTACAGAACGCTGCAAAAACCGTTGCCCCGGAACATAGGAGGCTTTCAGTCGTTTCCCAATCTGTGGAACGAATCGTCCCGGCTGCTGCCGATGCCCATATTCTACATGGGGTGCATAGTGCAGCGTGTAGCCGACCGCTCCATTGATGGTAGTATCCGATTCTTTCGGCAATTCAGTTCGGATGCTCTGCCGCAGCTTTCCTGTATCAGCAGGCGTGTTTCTCGTTGCTTCCCGTGTCAACAAGCCAACGGTTCGGTTACAAACTGCAACGAAATCCGATTTTGATTTTTGCTCCAGTGCAGCAACTAACTCTTCTGTTCCGTTTAGAATGATTTTTATTTTCATGTTGTGCATCTCCGTTCTGGGAGGGTTTGATACCATCGTTCCAGATACAACATCCGCCACCGCCCATGCAAATCTTTGATGGAAGTAATCCGATAGTCTTCCGAACCAGCACGCACCACATCTGCTTCTTTACAGCGTGCCAGTGGAGCATCTGTTAACAGTTTTCGCTGCGTTTGGGTAACATCTCGCCCGACTAACTCCGCATCCTCTGCCGTCCATTCTGTGAATCGTCCTGTATACTCAGTACAAGCTGCACAAGGCTCTTTTAATGTAGTAATAGGATTGCCTAAAATATCTGTTCCGGTCTGGATGGCTTTTAAGAGATGAATGGTGAAATAGTGCATGGTTGCTGCCTCCTATCACAAAAAATAAACCGTGCCGCTGCCATTTTCCGCCGCCTTGGTTTCTCGATAAGCGATAAACTCATCTTCGTATTCCGCCAGAACATCTTCCACAAACGTAGTGGAAATTGTATCCGCTCCTTCAGAACTAATGCCTTCATAATTCCAACGCCGAAACAGCTTGACGACGACTTCCGCTGCAATCGGTTCTAGCATTTCCGGCAGTGTTGCTTCTCGTACTCGCAAGCAGATTCGCAAGCTTGCAATATCGCAAAGCTCTAGCAATTGCGGTGTGTTCTCCGCTTTCGGTTCATCCTGCAATCGAATCTGTACCCGCTCCAGCAGCGTCATGCTTACGCTCCAGTCGTGCCAGCAATCGTGCCAACAATGACGCCGTCCAGCCGCTCTGCAAACAATACAGCCCCCGTTAAAATCGTGGTCTCATAGTTTGCACGAGTATAATCTGCGGTGTGAGTAATGCCAACCAGTCCTGTTGCGTCTGTTGTAAAGCTAAATGCCTTGTTGATTTCCCCACCGGAGATTGCCGGATATGCCAGATTCAGGTTATCGGCAACGGTTGCATAGAATGTTCCTGCCGGAACACTGGAGTTAGACATGACTTTGACATCCAAGAAGGTCTGAAAATACGTCATGCCAAAAGCAGTCTGCGTGGTAATGTTGGTCTGCTCCCCAAGATATTTTGAAATATCCTGCGGATTTGCAATCACAATCACGCCATCGGTTGCATCGTTCTCAAAGAGTACCTGCAACTTTCCCCAAGCATCTGCTACGGCGGCTTGAAAGCCAGTGCCGGTTGCAGTGCCTGTACCGGTTGCCAAAAATGTCACCAAAGCGGAGCGAATGTTGCTCTGAATCTGTTTCAACAACTCATTGTCTGCCTGCGAAACCGCAAGGTCAAAGCCACTGCGTTGGATGGCTTCCAGCGTTACTGCTTTCCGGTACTTCTTGTATGCCAGTTCATAAGTATTTGCCGGCTTGGTTTCCACCTTGGAAAGCGGAATGATGTCGCCTTCTGCAACGTCTCCATTTGCCATGGTTACCTTGTTTTTGTATACTTTGATGATAGAACCGTTCGCCATTGCCGTGCGTCTGGTGATGCCCAGAAGCTCCTGCAATTTCTGAATGCCATCCACAAATCGATTGGTAAAATCAATCGACTGTGCCTTAGCAAAATCTGTGGTCAAATTGGTATTTGCTTGTACTGCCATAGTGAATTAACTCCTTTACTCAAATAAATTCATGTTGTCTCGAATCGCCTGTAACCGTTTCCCTTCATCGGGAATGGCGAAAATTTGTTCTTTCGTCATGCGTCCTGATGTTCCGGTCTTGGGTGGTTCGCCTTTGAGGCGTTCCTTGACGGCGTTTTCTACCGCTTCTGTAAACAGCGTTGCAAAGGCTTCCACCTGTGTTTTGGTGGTCTTTGCGTCCTCTGCAACCACAGCCGCTACTAGAGAATCCGGCAAATGAATGCCTTTTTCGGATAGCATTTCCCGTGCGGTTTTCTGCATTTGTGCCGCTTCCACCTGCTTTTGCAGGGCATGGAGCTGCTGCTTGTAGGAATCCCGCTCCGTTTCTGCTCGCTGCTGGTCGGTCATTTCTGATAGTTTCTTTGCTTCTGACTGCCGCTGCTCAAAGCCTTGGAACGCTTCCGCAATCATCTGCGAAACCGCTTCTGCGGTCAAAGTAGAAGGCTCCGTTGCCGGTTCTGTCGGCGTAACAGGCGTTTCGGTTGTTGTAACCTGTTCTGTACTGTCTGCCATTATGATTCACTCCTTTCAAATACCTTCCGCAGCCCTTCCAGCGTTTGGACGGCTTCGGTTCTAGCCTGTTCTCTGCCATCATCATCCAGAAGAATCAAGCAGGGAAGGCGTTTCACATGGTGCTGCCGTGCCATGGCATTTCCACCGTACACATCATCTGATCGGAAGGTGTACAACGGAATGCCGGTCTGGGCTGCATATTGCTCTGCCACCGGCTGCATTTGCTTGCAGGGCGGGCAGTAGTTCGCATGAAAAAAGAGAAGCTGCATAAGATTGCTCCTTTCTGAATTTTGGTATAAAAATAGCACCTGATTGCTCAGATGCTGATTTGCTGATAGAAGAACGCCGTACCCACAGGCTTGTTTGTTCTTGGTTTCCACCCTCCGCCAGTTTTTGCCCGTGGTCGGGGCGGTGATTAAAGTATGATATTTTCGATTGCTGCACGGGCTTCCAGAGCGGTGATATAGTCTGCCATCGCTCTAATCTGCAAATCATAAATGCTTCTCGGACAAGTTGGATAAAAGTTTAGCTTTCCCTTGTCCCATCTGGCAAGCATGCATTTCAGCTTTCGATAACGGATAGCCACCTGTATATACTCCGCCTTAAAGCGTTCCTTATAGTCTGTGCTGCCCATCATACTTACTGTATCTTTCAATTCTGCTGGTTTGCTTGTTTCCATATTTTTCTCCTTTCGGGCATGAAAAAAGCACCTCATTGAGATGCTTTTAAAAAAATTATCTAACAATATTTTAATCCTTCTGGTATTTTCTTCTTTTCTATTTTGAATCCATCTGTATTCATTCTTGATATATGGCATGCACGCTTGCAAGTGTTGCACCAAACATCACAATATCCCATATCATCCGAAATTGTTGTAACAGAAAAATCCGTTTCTTTGCTTCCACAATAAGGGCATTCACCAGGATTTTTACCAGACAAAATGTTTTTTAAATTTTGTAACCAACTCATGTTTTACACCCTCTTTTTTAAAATGTGGTAATAAAGGCTTTCAAGACGATAGGCTTGTTTCTCCATTTCTTGTAAATGCTCTTGTGCATATTTTTTACCATGCTTTTTCAATTGTTTTACATGGCATTTTTCGTGGATGATTGTTCGTATAAGTTGCTCTTCGTCAGTAAAGGCATTTGGAAACAAGTCGATTCGTCCAATGTCATCATAATCTGTTGAACCGTAAAATGGCATGGACAACATTTTTTCATCTCTTTGAATCTTGAACCTCAGACCGCTTGTTTCTACATTGTACTTTTTGCAAACATTTAAAATCGCCTTTTTCTGCATTGGAATTTTCAATTCAGAAAATTCACCAATATTTTTATTCCGGCGATTCATGCTTTCTTTTATTATACCATCTTTCCGTGTATCTGTCAATAAAATTGCATCTGATTTTCCACTTCCAGAATCGGCGTTCAACCGCCTCTTTATCGTCTCCAAATCCTCGACCACCGGCATAACGGTACATCTGCACCAAGGGTGCATCGGTGGGAAATTCAAGCCGGCATTCCGTTTGCTGATTTCAAATATCTGTCCACTCAACGCACGGCAAGTTTCACAGGTGCGGTGGTCTTCTACACAGAGATATTCATAATGCGTATAAGCTGCATTCCGTTCAAATGGTCGAATTTTCGCTTCATTGGATAAGTACGTATCTTCTGTAAAAACCAGCCGTTCTGCTTGCTTCTGCGATGTATTTTCAAACTTCTGCTGCAAGATTCTTGACATGGTCCTATAATCTTCACCACGAATCAGACCGTTTGCAATCTCGTTTTGTAAAGTCTGTGCTAAGGCTTCTCGGTTTGCCCAAATCCGTTCAGAAAAATCTTTGCCATTACACCAAGGATTTCCAATCACAACTTGCAGCATCTCGCTATCAATCCGGTAAAAATTCGTCCCGAATCCCAACTTCTCCGCTGCATAGTTTGCATATTTCAACACCTGTTTCTCAAAGTGTTCTCGAAATTTCGTTTGCTCAATCGCTCCGATTTTCAACTGCTGCAACACGCTGGAAGTTTGTAAGCCTTCCAAGCGGTTCAGTTTGTAAATGCTTTCCCGAACGGGGAGCAGTTCGGCAAACTCTGGATATTGCTTTGCAAATTCATCCATGTTTTGCAGCAGCAGTTGCTTGTCTGCATCCGGTAATTCTAGCAGCAATGTTCGGAAGGCAATCACATTCTCTTCACCATATTTTGCATAGTACGCTGCGATTTCTTTGTCCAGTGCTGCATATTCCTGTTCATAGTATTTTGATAACTCCGAGAAGAGCTGCTTTTCGTCTTTGCTTAAAGAGGCATCCAATTCTTGCAGCCGCTTGCTCCAGTAGGTATCACTCTGCATCGCCTGTCACCCGCTCCGCCTGTAACGCATCCGCCGCCTCACCGCCGTTCTCCAAGTCGATTTTCTCCAGTTCTGTCTGTGGGTCATCCACCGCAGAAATGACAGAAAGCTGTGTTTCCTTGGATGTGATCCCTGCCATCTGTGCAGCAGTCTGGGCTTCCTCCAGCAGGTTCTTCGGGGCGTTTTGCGTAAAGCGGTAAGTAATTTGCATCCAGTCATCAGTCGCCAGTTTGCTGGCTGGATGGGCGGCAATCAGTCGCCAACGCTGATTCATGGCACTGGCAAACTTTCGGCTTTTTGCAGCTGCTTGGTTTTTCATCGGCTGTAGTTTGTACGCCAACGCCGTGCCGGAACTGCTGCCGAAGGATTCATCCGAAATATTTGCAACCATGGACTGTGCAAAAATCTGGTCTTCCAGCCGGTTCAGCAAGTTTTCCTGCGTAGCGTCCGCGGCAGGCTTTTGCAGGAATTCGACCCGAATGGCGTTTATATCATCCGCATCCATCGGCGGCACGTGAATCACACGGTCGCTGCGAATGGTATGCAGATTTTCTTCGTCCACCTGCAGCCCCATCAGCAGCAAATACGCATCCGCAAAGTAATCCACATCGTTGGCTTTTTCTGAGATTGCCTTTTCATACGCCGTGATAGCACTTTCCACCTGTTCAAATGCTCCCTGCCGCTCTTCATTTTCAATATATTCAATCAGCGGAACGCCGCCGAAGTAATGCGGCTTCGGGTCATCAAACCGCAGTCCGTCCCCCGCATCTGAGAACGGAATTTCTTCCGTTTGGCTGTAAACACTGCCCATCAGGATGTTATCCGTTGTCCGGTAGTATCGCACCCCGTACAAAGGTTTTCTTGCAACGGAATCATCATAGACAACAAAGCATTCCAGCGGGGAAAGATAGGTTGTGCAGATGTGGGCGGTTTCGTTTGTGTAAAGCAATTCAAACCCGTTCCCGTAAATGCTGCAATATTTTGAAAGTTCATAGTTGCTGTCGTCTTGGTCATTGTACTGCTGAATGGCTTCCAATGTTTCTGCAACGGCTGCATCTGGGTGCATGGTTTTGACAGGAATCCCGATGAAGTAGCCGTTGAAGGTATCGACAATGTATTTTGCAAAGTTGCAGATAATGCGGTTGTCCGGTTTCCACGGCTCTTTCTTTGGTTGCAGCTGAATGGGATGCCGTCCCTCGTACAAATCTTTCAGATATTGCAGCCGTTTGCAGTCCACTGTGTGTTGCTGTAACCAGTATTGCAGCTTTTCGATGGTCAGCGGTTTTTCCGGCGACTGAATATAATAAAACGGTCTTCGGTACATTGTGTCCCTTCTTTCCGGTTAAAATTTTCCGATTCTGGTCGGCTTTGGCTGTTCTCGCAGGATGGTGGATACAAAATAACGGATGTCATCCATCGCATGGTCATTTTCTTTAATGGGGCGGTCTTGGCTGCTGGATTCGTCCCAGCGATAAAGGGCGAACTCCCGAAAGCTGTTTTTGCAATCCGGCGAAAACAGCAGCTTTCCTTGTTCCAGAGCAGCCGCCGTTCGCCGGATGCCCTCGACCACATCATTTTTCCCTTTTCGCACCAAAAAGCCTGCCTGCCGCAGTTCTGCAATAAAGCTGGCAGCGGACGGGTCGACAATCACCGCCGAAATGGATTTCCCGGCGGTCAGCTGTTGAATACTCTGCAAATATTGGGTATTGGTACGCTGTCGCTTCTGTTCTCTGCCGCTGTAATAATACTCAGCGACCCGATAGGCGGTTGTTCCATCATAGCACCACAGCCCCGCAGAAAAAGCGTTTAGTGTGCCGTAGTCAACAGAAACATACCATTCGCCCTGCGGATGCGGCAAAGATTTGACATGCACCGTCTTGTCAAACATCGGGTAAATCAGCCCTTCTGCAACGCACCATTCGCCCAAGATAAAGCGGCTATAAAACACGCCTGTATATTCTGCTTTTACCGCAGCCACATACTGTGGGTCAAGCGTTGTATTGTCTTCTAATAAAAAACGCATGGTCAACATATCCAGTTCAGCCATGCGGTCAATGTATTCTCTTTTCAACCAGTGTTGTGGGCTGTCGGGATTGGTCGTTGCAATCAGCTTTGCACCAGGTACACGCAAACGGGATAGCAGCATAACAAAGAAATCCTTTGGAAACAGCGTCAATTCATCGCAGTACGCACCTTGTAAAGTCAGCCCTCGAATTTTTCCTTCGCTGCGTGCATCGTTTGCACCTTCCAGCAGAATCCGCCTGCCGAACAGATAGGCTTCTTTGGCAGAGGTTGAAAAAGAAAAATTACTTTGCCCGAACATGGCTTCCAGCGGAATCAAACAGTTTCGTTTCAACGTGGTCAACGACTTGCCGCACATCAGATACAGCTGATTTTGCGGCATGGTAGCCAGCCAGAACCCCCAGCATACCAATGAAATCCACGTCTTCCCAGAAGAAACAGACCCTTCCAGCAAGTTAATCCGCTGCAACTTCTTTGTTCGCCACAGTTCCATCAATTGCCGCTGCTTCTTCGTGTAAATCATCTTCCACCCCCTGTTCCTGCATTCCTGCAATCAGCTGTTCCGTCATGCCGTTGCTCGGCTTGTCTTGCTTCGCCGCCTGCCGCTTTTTCAAGGTCAGTTCTTCCCGTTGTACGGTCTTTCCAAGTACGTCCATGACCTTATCAAATGCTTTGGTATCTCGGTCTTCCGTGACAGCCTGAAACATGGCGACCAGCAGAAGCATTTCGTTGTCTGCATCCTCTTCCGGGATGCCAATCGCTTTCAGCAATTCTGATTGGCTGGCGGTCGGCTGCAGGGAAAGCAACAGCTTCATTTTGGCTTTCATGTCTTTTTTTCTGCGGCGTGCTTCTCCGGACTTTTTGCCACCTTTTCTTGCAATTTCTCTTTGTTCGTTCTCTGTTCGTTCGTCCATCGGAATCAGGTTTTCTTCATTTGCCAACGTCCTCCCTCCGTTTTTCAGGTATAAAAAATGCCCGATGGCGTTACACCATCAGGCACAATAATCTATGTTAGCAATTATAGCACAAACGATGTTGAATGTCAAGCCCTTTCCAAAATTTTATCAAAGGCTTTTCGAACTTGATAGATGGACTGCTGCCGCTTTACTCCACAGATTCTGTTGACAGTATCCCAGGAGTGCCCATGCACATAGTATCCGCAAATCAATTGCCGTTGTAACCTTGTCAGGCTGGATACTGCATGCAAGACTTCACATTTCAGATTCTGATACATTGTCTTTTTCTGATTCAGTTCTTCTTCCAGACGTTCCTTCTTCTCTACGTAGGCTTCTTGGGAAGAAATTGGCTCGCCTCGCCCTCTTGGCATGTCACCGTAGTGCATACCGCTAATGCAGCCGGCACCAGATTCATGCATGTTAATTGCTTTCTGTGCTTTCTGTAGTGCATGTGCAGCGTTACGGCATTGCTGTAATGTTTCTAAAGTCATCCTCATTTCTCCTTTGTTTTCAGCCGAATCTTTGTGAAGTCAATCTGATAATCCTGCTTGAAATGCTGCATTTGTTCCAGTGCGTCCGGTGCTTTACCAAAGATGGGCGGTATTTCAGCAATGGACTGTAGATTCTCAAATAGTCTGTTCAGCCGTTTCTGTTTCCATCCATAGTGCCATTCCAGCGTCACAAACACCATCGCCATCCCCTGATAAATTGCCATTTTGTGACTGTGTTCAACCTCGTGCTTGTTGTACAGGTTTTTCCGCTGTAAAGCTGGGTTCTTCATTTGGATTCCCTCATCTCTTTGTTTAGGATTTCCGCTGCTTTTTCGGCGTTTTCTCTTGTTTCAAAAGTCACCAAGCTAAGTGCATCGCAAAAAGAACTAGCGGTTATGTTTAAACTGCCTTGCTCGTGGTCAAAATAAACATAAAACTTTAATCTGTCATCTTTCCAATCCGGCACATAATCCGGACAGAGCATATCATGCAGCTGCTCCAGTCGTAACAGCAACCGCATTTTATCTGCGACTTGTTCGGCACGTTCCCTTGTTCGAAAAAAATTTCCGAAGTTTTTTCGTGCGATGTCGGTTCGGTGCTCTGTAAACATTTCACAAATCACTCTGCCAGATTGACTGATATAGAAATATTTCTCCCCAAACTTCCACTCTTCTTGTTTCTTTTGCATCTCTGCTTCTTTCTTCAGCTCTTCCAGCTTCCCAAAAAATTCCGCTTTCAGGGCTTCCATTTTCTTTTCGATGTCGTTCATTTTAATTCCTCCTTTTCCGCCTCCGTGATCTGCACGAACACGCCGGGAACATCCGCCCAGTACTTTTCCACTACTGCACTGTAGATCTGCTTGTCATCGCCCCAGTAGTGCAGTCTGGTCATGATGTCAAACAACGCCTTGCACAGGTTGTCCACATCCGGCTTGTTGGTATAGGGTTCGCCGTCCTGATGTTTGGCTTTGATCGGATAGCACCACTTCACAATGACTCGCACCGCACCATGATACGGCTGTTCAGGAATGTGCTTCATCAGGTGTGCTGCAAGCTTGGCTTCCGCCTCGCCGTTGTTCCGCTTGTAGAAGTGATGCACACCGTGCTTGTCAACGGTGTGCCCCATCTGCTGATGCGTACTGGTTGGCGGTATCATCGGCATAAAAAAGGTTGTCATCGTTTCACCCTCCGTTTCTGGTTTTTCAAGTCTGCGTTTGTCAATGATAATGGTTCACAGCAAAGGGCTGGCTATTTAAGCCCTTTGCGGTTAACCAGTTGACATGCCGCAATTAATCTATATTTATATAAGGCTGTTGCGGCAATTTTTGCGGCAACTTTACGATTCATCTTTTCTTTGAATTTTTCCATTTTTCAAAATCAGTTTCTCGCACTTTTTTAGCCTGCGTTCTACCGTGTCTCGGCTGACACCAAGATATTCTGCCATGTCCTGCACAGTTACTGTGCCATCTATATTGCAAGCGTCAAATGTGTTTATTAATTCAGCATTTTTATCTGCTGCTTTTGCCTTGTAAGTTTCCTTTGTCTTTTTTCCGCCACGCTTTGCCCCACGTTGATACGGATGCATCTCGCTTTCTGACTGCAAATCTTTCAGCACGCCAGTGGTATCTTCCACGTGTACCGGATACCGAAACCACAGATTCTTCGGCTCGAACTTCGGGAACTCTCGCAGCGTACCATCCAGCCGCCACGCCGTCCGCTGTCGCACTGTCCGTTTGATGGTTTCTATCTCGCTGAGAAACGCTTCATAGACGGCTGGCGGCAGATTGTCCTGACACAGTTTCAGGGCTTCTACGTGATTCAGCAGGGCATCCGGTGAGGCATCCGCCAACACTGCCGGAGCATGCCGCCGCAGCTGCTCCACGCATGCATCACAGATCGCCGTGTTGGTTTCCTGCTTGCGGATGTCCTCGGACAGTTCCAGTTCTGTCAGGTCAAGCAGGGCATCGGGGTCACGGGCAAACACCCCCGAGCCGGATGCTCTATCCATGCTGCGTTTGCCGCCCTGAGCCCCCTTGCTGTGGTGGTGGCAATAAATCACCGCACACCCCAACTGCGTGCACACCTTGTCAAACTGGTTGCAGAAATGTGCCATCTGGTCAGCACTGTTTTCATCGCCCGTGATGACCTTGTAAATCGGGTCGATGATGACAGCAATGTACTGTTTTTTCTTGGCTCGCCGAATCAGTTTCGGGGCAAGCCTGTCCATCGGCTCGGTCACACCACGCAGATTCCAGATGTCAATGCTCTGGAGATTCGCCGCTGGCAGCTCCATTGCCTGATACACATCCCGAAACCGATGCAGGCAGCTGGCTCTGTCCAATTCCAGATTGACATACAGCACACGCCCCTTTGCACATTGCCAGCCCAGCCACTGCCTTCCTTCAGCAATCGCAATGGACATTTCAATGAGGGCGTAGGATTTGCCGGCTTTGGAAGGTCCTGCAATCAGCATTTTGTGTCCCTGCCGCAGCACGTTTTCAATGAGCGGCGGCGATAGTTCCGGCATGTTTTCCCACGCTTCCGCCATGCTTTCAAACTCTGGCAGGTCATCGGTGACACTGTCGATGTAGTCCTTCCACTCTGCCCACGAACCCAGCCCGATGTTGGTTGCAACCAAGAATTGCTTCTTTCCGTTTCGCATCACGCCCGGCATTCTGGATAGACGGGACGGATTCCGGTTCTGACGGTCGACTTTCAGCCCGTTCTTGTCGCAAACGTCATAGAGGAAATCCACTCGCTTCCGGTATTCCTCGTAGTTGGGGGCATCCACTCGTACAATGGCATGTAGGCTCTTGCCGCCGCTGTAAACCAAGCAGGCAATGGGCAGCTGCATTTCATGCAAGATACCGTTCTGCCGTTCGATGTCCAGCACATCGGATTCTACCAACGCAAACCGATATTCCGTGACATTTTCGTTCTTGCCGCCCTTGCCATCCAACGGGTTGAAGCGAATCCATGCCCCGGCTGCTTCCATGTAGTCCCCGAACACTGCCCCGATGTCCTCGCCGCACTGGCTCAGAGCCTCCAGCAGCTGCCCAGCGGTGCGGTCGCAGCAACCGGAGGTTGGCATATACTTGCCGTCTTTGTTCTTCCATGTTTCTGTGACATAGCCCACGAAATCATCTGCTTCAAACAGCGTTTCGATATATTGGGAAAGTTCCTGTGCTGGATTCCATGTTTCCGGCTCTGGAATGGGAATGTCCTGTGCTTCTTTTCGGCTGGTAACCACATAATCTTCCCCAATGGTGTCATCCCAGTTCAAGGCATGAGATTCTTTTTTGGAATACTGGGGGCGGTAGCCGTTTTCCAGTGCCAGATGCACAATCGTTCCGGCAGTGACGGGATGTTCGCAGCCTGCAAAGGTTCGCCATTTCTTTTCGCATTCGCCCTTGTGATAACGTGCAGCATCTCGCTGTGACCAGACATCCCAGAGTGAACAGTCATAGCCGGCATCTTTCAACGCCATGCCCACGCCACACCATTCCTGATAGGTTAAGGATGCAGGGTCGATGTAGTCCAGTAGTTCGTCTAAATTGTTATTTCTATCATCCATTTATCCATGCTTCACCCCTCCGGTATATATTCTGATGCGGTAATGCTGTTTGGGACACGCCAGCCATTTGCAGCGATGCGGTTAATCAGATTTTTTGCCGCATCGAATTTCCAGCCGCCAACGTGCTGAAACCCGTACTTTTCCAAGCAGCGAATTTGTTTTGGCGTTGCCAGTCCGCTTTGCTGCCGCTGAGCCACCGCACGCAGAATCTGTTCTGCTTTTCCGGCACTCTCTACGGCATCGGGGTTGATGCCCCGTTTTTCCAAGGCTTTTTTCTGCTGGGCGGTCGGGGGGTTGGATTCCCACCCGAACGCCGGAACATAGCCGGACAAATCCTGCGACTGAATCGACAGTTCATATTGCAACGGGTCGACCAGCTTCGATTTTCGTTTTTTCATCGCTTCCAGCTTTTCGGCAAGCTTCGCTTCTCGGTCTGCGACTACGTCTTCGGATGCCCGATTCTCTGCTGCTTCGATGTCAATCGGGATGCCGACTTGCTCTTCCAGCAGCTGGGTCATCTTCTGCTGTACGGCTTCGTCCTCGCAAATCAGGCACGCCGGACGGCAGAGTTCATGCTTCTCGGTATTCCACAAAAAATCCAACAAGAGTAAGTGGTCTTTGCCCTCTGCCAACCGTGTGCCACGCCCGACCATCTGACAATACAGAGCACGCACTTTGGTTGACCGCAGCACGACCACGCAATCCACATCCGGACAGTCCCAGCCCTCTGTGAGCAGCATGCTGTTGCAAAGCACGTTGTACTTGCCATCCGCAAAGTCTTGCAAGATTTGTTCTCGGTCATCGGATTCGCCGTTGACCTCTGCCGCACGGAATCCATGCTGACAGAGGAAATCACGGAACTTTTGAGAGGTTTTGACCAGCGGCAGGAATACCACCGTTTTGCGGTCGGCACAGTGCTTTGCCATTTCGGCAGCGATTTGTTCCAGATAGGGGTCTAACGCTGTGGCGATGTCCCCCGGTTTGTAATCGCCGGCAGTTGTTCCAACCTGTGTAAAGTCAATCTGAATCGGGACGGTCAATGCCCGAATCGGGGTTAAGTATCCCTCGTGGATTGCCTGCGGCAGGGTGTATTCATACGCCAAGCTATCGAACACCTTGCCCAGATTTTGCTTGTCGCCACGGCCTGGTGTTGCTGTTACGCCCAGCACATGAGCACCGGAGAAATGATTCAAAATCACCTGATAGCTGTCCGAAATGGCGTGGTGTGCTTCGTCAATGATAATCGTCTGGAAGTAATCGGCAGGGAACTGAGCAAGGCGTTTCTGCCGCATCAGGGTTTGCACGCTGCCCACAGTGACCCGATACCATTGCCCCAGACAAGTTTGCTCTGCCTTTTCTACGGCACATTTCAAGCCGCTGGTGCGTTCCAGCTTGTCCGCTGCCTGTTGCAGCAACTCGCCCCGATGTGCCAATATCAACACCCGATTGCCGCTGCGAACTTCGTCTTCGGTGATTTTTGCAAAGACGATGGTTTTGCCGCAGCCGGTGGGCAGAACCAGCAGCGTGCGGTTTCTGCCCTCGTCCCACTCCCGATGCACGGCGGTGCGTGCCGCCTGCTGATAGGGTCGCATTTGCATCTTGTATCACTCCTTAAAACTGACCTTTGTTCCAGCCGCCCTGCGGTGACTGCCACGGCTGCGTGTTGTTCGGCTGCGGTGCGGTGCAGGTCTGCTGTGGGGCACTCTGAGCAAGCTGCGGCTGGTCATAGGATGGATACCACTTTTCAATCTGGTTTGCCTGTCCAATGCCGCCATCTTTCTTGTCATAATTGCGGATTTTCACGTGACAAATGCCGCTTTTTCCGTTGACTTCCTGCCAGTTCATCCGTGCAGCCTGTCCCTTTTGCTTCATGCCGATGCTGGCGAAAAATTCCGACAGCTTCCATTCCATCTTTGTGTGCAGGAACAAGTTTTCCTGCAAGAGCACGCTGCTGCCGTCCGGGCTGAATACACGAAAGTGGAGAATTGCCTTGTTGCAAGGCGGAATTTTGTCAGAACCGTTGTGTCTGGCACGGTCGAACTTCTCCACGGTGAAGCGATAATCGCCCTCCGGCAGCAGAATAAAGCTGCTTTCCTGCTGGATTTCATCCTCCCAGCCCAATTCGTGACCCTGTGCAGTTGTGTTATAATTTTCCATGAAAAATACCTACCTTTCTAAAGTCGCTGTGATTGGTTTGTTGACTTGCATCAAAACGGGACGTTCCGATTCTGCTGAATCATATCGAAGATGTTTTTCCACCACGGGATACACCAGCCCTCTACGAAATCCTGCGGATACTGATTGACGGGCATATCTGCCGGAAAATAGCCCTTTTCCCCAACAACTTGTTGCAGTTCTTCGGGGGAAACGTGATTTACTTCCATCAGCTGTGCAAGCTGCGGAAAGATGCCGTCCAACGAATCCGGCGTTGTAACAATCGGCGTTGCAGTTGCAAAATCCTGTTCGGTCGGCAGTCCGGCAGCCTGTGCCTGTTCCACAAGCTGTTGTGCTTTGGATACCGGTGCAGGGGCAGGGGGAGTAGCAAAGAGGGAAGCAATCGAAGCGTATTCCAGCGGCAGCATCTCGGGCAGCCCGAACCGATTCTTTGCATCCCACCATGCGGACTTTGTGGTATACATGACCCGATTGCAGGCGGTTGCCTTGTGTTTTTTTCCCTTGTCATTGGTTGCAATTACATGCGTCTGGAATGCCAGAAACAAGGTGATGTCCGACCACTCTTTTAATAGTGGTGCAATCTTGTTGGTCGTTTTGTTTCCCAGTTTCAATTCCCAGTGGTCATATTCTGCATCAATTTCCGGCAGAGAGGCTTTTCGGGTGATTGCATGGCAGAGCAAAGCGACATGGATGCCTGCCTGAATGAGTCGTTCGGTGCTGTCCAAAAACCGCCCGATTTCTTCGGCTTCATACTCCCAGCCCTTGCCGTAGCCGAAGCCCTCGATGCCGTTCACGTTGTGTTTGCTGCACAGCTGTGCAATGGCAAGGCGTTCTGCCCAGTCGAAGGTATCAATGACGACCGTCTGATACTGCCGCTGTACATGAGATTCCAGCACAAATTGCAATTCCTGCTGCAACATCTCCCAGCTGGTGGGCTTCGGCAGCCGCCGGACGTTCATTTTTGATGTGCTGCCCTCGCAGTCAATAAAGACCGCTCCCGGCAGCTGTGCCGCCAGCGAGGACTTGCCAACGCCTTCCTGTCCATAGATGACCAGCTTGATGCCGGAACCCGTCTGAATGCCGTTTGTTTCTTCAAAATTCATTTAAAATTCTCCTTTCGTTGACCACTTTTCAAATTCTCTGAGTTCTTCTTCGGTAGGTTCATCGTTTTCTAAGCCGTATATACACCCGCTTTCAAAGGTACAGCCGTACAAGTCGTCACGTGTTTCTACCCAATCCGGATATTTGACCCAACCATGCTGACACCCTTGACAATACTTCATAACAGGATCTATGCAACGAGTTGGCTTGTCCATTTGTGCCACCGCCATTCTTAAAATTTACCTGCTGTCCATGTAGGTGCAGCAGAAAACGACTGTCCTTCCTGATTGTTTACAGAATAGCCATCTTCGATAATGATGCTGCATTCTTCACCAGTAGAAACCCGTGTAGCGATTGCCTGTAAGCCCTCTTGCTCCAGCCATTGCCCGAATGCCTGTAACGTGCTGCTATCCATCTGTTCCAGCTTGTCCAGCAGCACAAAACCGCAGTCTGGATTCAGCTTGCGAACAATGGCAGTTGCCACACGCAATTGTTCCGAACCGCTCATGCTGTCCCACTGTTTGCCGTGATACTGCAACGCACCGTTTTCCACCGTCAGCCCTTCTAACGGCAGGTCAGCGGATTGCAGCAAGTCTTGCTTTTCTTGCCGGAGTGCGGAAATCTGTTCGGTCAATGCTTCGTAATCCTGCCGATAGGTCTTGGCTTCTTCTTCGGCGTGTTCCTTGTTCAGGTTGTCCCGAATTTTCATGTTGATGGCATCTATTTCTGCAATGCTCTTTTCCAGTTCAGCGGTAGATTCGTCCTGCAAATCCTGTGCGGACATCTGTGCAATCCTTGCATTCTGTTCTGCCTGTTCCAGTCGTTTTTTGGCTGCGTCATAGGCTGCCTGTGCAGCAGTGAGTTCCTGTGCATACTGAACGGCATTTTCTCGCTTTCGCTGATTTTCGCCGTTTCGTGCCAGTATCGCTTGCTGTTTTGCAAGGAGTTCTGATGCAGAAACAGGCGTACTGGGGACATTCTCCCAGCATTGCAACTCTGAAGCGTACTTCTGTTTTTGGTCTGCGATTCTGCCGATGGCGGTTCTCTGGTTGTACAGGCGGCTTTCTTCTGCTTCCAGCTGAGCGAGTTGGTCGCCAATGCCAATGATTTGCAGCAGAATTGCCGCCTTTTCCTTGTCGGATGCATGCATAAACTTTGGCAAGTCCAGTGCTAACGCAGATAGGAACGAGTTTAGCAGCTGCTGTCCTGCCTTGTTCCCGTGTGGGTCGATGACTTTCAGGCTGCTGTTCTTGCCCTTTCGCTCCACAATCAGCCCGTTGGACAACTCTACATGCAAGATAGGGTCAGTGTATGCTCCATCCCTTGCCGCAGCAGTAGGCTTGTACTTGTCGCCGCCCAGTGCCCATGCAATCGCATCCAGTACGGAGGTTTTGCCCTGGTTGTTGTTGCCGCCGATGATGGTCAAACCGTTTGCAGACGGTTCCAGCTTTACCGCCTTGATTCGCTTAACATTTTCGATTTCCAGACTGTTGATTTTCACGCTCATTTTTCGTCCTCCCGATGTAGTTTTTCGTCTTCCCACTGGCTGTTATGTCGCCGCCATGCAACCCAGACCCAGAAGAGTGCCATTGCAATGCCGCCTAAAATCATTGTTTGCATGTTCTTTTGCCTCCTCTTTTATCCTTTTTCCTGCAGTGTTCGCAGGTTAAAAGCTGCTTGTCCTCTCGCTTCCTGCCGCATCGGGTGCAAAGCCCAGCGGCTCGCCATGCCGCTCTGACTGCTTTTTTCTTCGCCGACCGTTCTGCTTTCTGCTTGGGCGTTAATGCAGCGTACCAGAAGCGATGCCCTGCGTTGATTGCTTCCCGGCATTTCGGGCAAGTGACAAACCCGTCCGTTGCGGAAGCGTTACGGCATCGCACGCAAACATGGTTGGCTTTATACCAGTTGTAGCTTTCCAGTGATTCCTGATTCTTCTTCAGCCGCCGTTCTTCTGGGGTCATTTGCTCACATCCTTGCTTAATTTGTCCAAAATCTGGCGTGCTGCGTCCATCACAATTGCACATTCTACACATTTTCCTTGCTTAGCAAGAGCCATTGTCGTGCCTGCAAACATTGCAAGCGAGATTTTGGCAGCTTGTAAAGGATCCATGCTCTCCAGTTCCTCGATACGCCAGCTGTCTTTGCCGGGTTCAATTGCTGTTGTCTTCATCTTTTTGCTCCTGTGACTGGCTCGGATGCGTTTTTCCCATCTCCACATTGATTTCATCTGTAGCATCTTGGATAAGAATGTCGGCTACCTGCAAGATATGCTCTCTATCTTCCTGAGTAAGCCCACCCGTGATACCGATAAACGCATAAAGTGCCATTTTAGCGGCGTCAAGTCTTTTAAAGCCTCTCACTTTGACCTTAGATACATTGCTCTTTCGTGTCGTTTTGATAACGATTTTTCCCATCTTTCTGATTTTCCTTTCTGTTTTTATTTCGGCAGACCGGACACACATACCACCCGGAAAACTGCCAGGATACGTTCCAGTCCATCCCGCATTGCTCGCAGATGGCGTATTTGTACCCGTTCCGATACTCAACTTTCCGGCTCATGCTCTGCCGCCATCCGTTCTGGATGTTCTACGAACTCCGGATTCCGCTTGTAGAACTCCACAATCAGCATTGCCAACGCTTCATAGACCGAACGGTCTGCCTGCTCCGTTGCAGGCACAACGCTTGCTTTCATCGGCTTTTCCATGCCGTTTCCTCCTTACTTGTTCGCTGTTTCCAGCCGCTTGAATGTTGCACCAGCCATAAACGCCAGCATCAGATTGTAGTCTTCTTCGTTCATCAAAGACAAGCAATAAGCAATCAGTTCCAGTTCTTTCATAAAATCACATCCTTTCTAACAGGTTTGGTTTCCTGCTTCGGGAAATCTGGCAGCAGCAAACCAATGTGATCCGCACAGTGCTGCTTGCCATCCAACCCCAGATACAAAGGCACACCGCTGATGTGACAGTTCACACAGCAGGGCTTTTGTTCGTCTTGATTCATGTTCTGTTCCTCCTGAAATTTTGTGGATGCTGCGGAATTGCACCGCACAGCAAAGCTGCTGGTCACTCTGACCCATCCCATGCAGCGGTGATACGCTCACCGCAAAGCGTGTTAGTATAAAGGCAAAGTTAGGAGGTAATTGCCCACGATGCTGCCACATCGCCCCCGTGTTGCCGGTAGGTCAGCAGGTGGCTTATTTGTTGTCTATCTCTTCAATCTTTATCGCCGTGAAAAATTCGGCGTGAGCTTGGCTGATACTGATGTTCTCTCGCCCAAGAAATTTTTCGATTTTTTCTTTGAATTCTCTGCGTTCATTTTCACATCGTTGAACTTCAGCTATATACTCTTCACGACTGTTGAAGAAAGTGTCGGAATCCGGCATTTCACTTGTTAACCAACGCCACAAAGCTTCTCCGCTTACGTGAATGTTCCATATGGTAACAAGGAAATTTTTGTTTTCAGCCGAATAATCGTCTACAAATTCGGACTTTGAAATAATTTCAATTTCAAAAAGTTCAATGGAAAGTTTCATTTTCGTTCCCTCTCTCTTTACGCTCGCTCAACGCTCGTTTAATGCTCGCCGAGTGTTAAAAACAAGTGTTAAACATTCATTCATGCCGGAACAACTCGTTTACAGAGATGTCCGGAAAATAGTTTTCTTGGATTTTGATGGCTTCTTCCAAAGAAAATCGCAATTCACCGTTTACCTTTTTACAAAGTGTGTTGTACTTTAACCCGATGCATTCTTTCAGGCAAAGTCTTGTAACATGTCGCAAAATCATTTCTGCTTCCAGCCTTGGATAATACGCACTACAATCTCTTTTCATGTTCATCACCTCTTTTTCTATATTTTGTGATTCCGGTTGACATCTTATAGAAGATATGGTATAATGAAAATTATGGAAGGGGGGTGATTATAATGGCTTTTTCTGGTTTTTTAAATCGCCATGGAATCATGTTTGACATTGAACGGAATGGAAAAGTAATCAATAATGTTCGTGGCTTGCCTAATTCAGACGATGGGAAAGAGGATGTAGGATTTATGCCAGGAACAGATGTGCAGGTTGGAGATTGGCTCATAAATCCATCTGGAGATCGATTTTACGTTGAGAAAAGAAAAACAGAATACATTCTCTCAAATCCGTCTTATGTTGCAGCGTATACAGTGTTAGAATCTGATTATAAGAAAGAATCTTCGCAGCAACAACAGCAAACAATTATTAATGTAGGAGAAGCCCATCATTCTATTCTTGGCTCTCAGCAAAATGCGACAATCAATGGATGCTCCGCTGAAGATTTAGCAAAATTGATTGATCAACACGATTCTTGCGATAAAGAACTGTTAAAGGAAATGCTTTCCATGCTGAATGATGCGATTTCAAATAAAGAACCCGTGAAAAAAGGATTTCTTTCAAAATTCGCTGGCGTATTGCAACGGAACGAATGGATTACTGCACCTGTTGCAACGTTTTTTCTTGAATACTTTCTTTCTCAGTAGTCAATGTGCCAATTTGCAATAATGAATTGCTAATATCCATTTTAATCTCCAGAATCAGACGTTTGTCTTCGGTTCTGGAGATTTTGTATTCCAGAATATTTTGTATATCTGAATCCAAAATAGATAAAATTTCTTGGTTGTGTAACCGCCCAAATTCCATTCCCACTCTCTCCTTTCGCTTTGATTTGCAAGCATTTTCTGTTCTCTTTTTGCTTGCTAAGGACATTATAGCACGTCTTTTTGTTTTTGTCAAGCATTTTTTCAAAAAAATTTTCCTGAAATTGTCCTTGACAAACAAAACAGAAAATGATATACTTACAACAGAGATTGGAGGTGATAGCATGGAAACGTACGAAAGAATAAAAGATTTAAGAAAAAACAAGTTAAAAGTTACCCAAGATGTGTTTGCGGCTAAGATAAACATATCACGGTCGAATCTGGGAAACATCGAAACGGGTAAAGTAGGCGTAACAGATAGAGTATTAGTAGATATTTGTAAAGCCTACGGCATCAACCGGGAATGGTTGGAACATGGAACGGGCGAAATGTATGATGCAAATGCGTTATCTGTAATTGACCAGCTGGTTAAGCGGTACAAGCTGAGTGATACCGCCCGAAAGGTCCTGGAAACGTATATCGGCTTAGAAGAAAACGACAAGCAGGTGATTGACCGATTTGTTCGAAAAATTGTGGAAAGCCATCAGGCAAACCAGCCAATCAATCTAAAAGAATCTATGGTTTATACGGTAAAAGTCGCCGCCCGTGGCGGAGAACCACCGCATACCGAAGAAATGACGCAGGCAGAAGCAGAACGAATTGCAAACCTGCCACGTGTGCCGGATGATTTGTAATGCATAAAAAAACGCCCTCGTGTTACAATAACACAAGGGTGAATTATGCTGAATTATGGAAAATATCAACATGTCAGGAATGCAAGCTGGCAATGCCTGATTGATTGCCACGTGACGAAACTACCGCTGAAACCCGTGCAGATTGCTGCACAATACCAGCTGCAATGCGTTTATGACGGCATCGAACAGGCTGGGAAAGTGACCAATAACGGTATCATCTTGCTAAACAAGAGCCAGTCTGTGCAGCGGCAGCGGTTTACGGTCATGCATGAACTGGGACACTATCTATTAGGTCATGTTGGCAGTGACCCACGCTACCGTGACAGCAGCCGCACCGCAGAGGAGCAGGAAGCTGACCGTTTTGCAGTGGGTTGTCTGATGCCAGCTTGTGTGCTGTGGGCGTTGCATGCTACCACAGCAAAGGAAATTGCCGCACTTTGCAACGTGTCCATGCAGGCGGCAGAAATCCGCTCCAGGCGAATGCAAATCTTGCTTGCAAGAAATAAATTTTTGACGCATCCGCTGGAACGACAGGTGTTTGAACAGTTTCAACAGTTTATCAACAATCAGTAAAAAACCGCCCTGCAAGGAATTGTGGGGCGGTACAATTAAGGAGCGATTATGAAAAGAGCAGTGTTTTATGGTCGTTATTCCAGCGACCGACAGACCGAGCAGAGCATTGAGGGGCAGCGGCGTGTCTGCGAAGAGTTTGCAAAGGCAGAGCAAATTCAAATCGTGGGCGAATACATCGACCGGGCAACCTCCGGTACTTCTACAGAGCATCGAGAGCAGTTTCAGAAAATGCTAAAGGATAGCAAGAACGGCGGCTGGGATTATGTGCTGGTTTACAAACTCGACCGATTCGCCCGTAGCCGCTATGATAGTGCCATCAGCAAGCAGCAGCTGAAAAAGAACAGCGTAAAGGTATTATCTGCGACTGAACGCATTACAGACAGTCCAGAGGGCATTTTGATTGAAGGATTGCTGGAATCCATGGACGAATATTTCAGCCGGGAACTTTCCCGAAAATGCAAGCGTGGCATTCGGGAAAGCATTATAAAAGGGCATAATTTCGGCGGTCGGGTGCTGTACGGCTATGACCGGAAAGACAAGCGATTTGTCATCAACGAAGAGCAGGCGGTGAATGTACGGCGGATTTTCAAAAGCTATCTTTCCGGCTGCACGATTCAATCCATTGCAAACCAGCTGAATGCAGATGGATACCGGACGAACTACGGGAACGAATTTAAACGCTATACCGTTTCCGACATCCTGCACAATGACAAATATACAGGGATACACTACATAGACGGCATCGAAGAGCCAGAAACCTGTCCGGCAATCATCTCACAGACGACATTTGAACGGGTAAAGGAAAAGTTGAATCAGTCTGCCCATCGTTCCAGAGAACACACCACAGGGCATACTTACGCACTGTCAGGGCTGTTGCAGTGTGGTGTCTGCGGAAGATATGTCTGCGGTTCGTCTGTAGAACGAAAGTATTTCTATTATGCTTGCCGGAGCAGGGAGCATGCAGAAAACAGCGTGCACATCCATGCAGACAAGCTGGAGCAGGTGGTGATAGATGCCTTGCAAACCTTTTTTACAGAAGAGCAGGTTTCCACACTGGCGGAACGACTGTACCAAATCTATACCACGGATATGGATGGAAAACCAGACCGCAGCAAACGACTGAATGAGATTGAAAAACAGATACAAGGGACGGTGAACGCTCTGATTGCGTGTCCAAGTTCCAAGGCATTGCAAGAAAAATTGACTCAGCTGGAAGAACAAAAAGCAGAAATTGAAAAGATGCCGATTTTGCAGCCGCAGCTGAAAAAAGAGCATTTTGAAAATTATTTTCGTTGGCTGGCTCTTCGACTGGAGCATATCGAAGACCGTCAGACGTTTTTTCACACTGTGATTCACAAAGTGCTTGTTTATCCAGAAAAAGCAGTTATCATCTTGAATATGACCGATGAAATGGCAGACCCACCAAAGAGAGAACAGGTTGAAGCATTTATGTCTAATGTAGGGGAAGTGTCC